GGATCTGTTGGTAATATTTAAATATAAATATATTTTAGATGCCGAATTTTTAATAAATGGCAGTATATGTATCCAATATAGTTGTAGATTGTGGGATAGATTTTTCCACTACTTTTGGTCTTGAAGACATTACAACAAATTCATATTTGAATTTAGTTGGATATGGAGTTTCTGCACAAATGCGAAAACATTATGGCAGTTCCTCAAGTGTTTCTTTTGCGTCAACAATTTCTGATCCTTTGGGTGGAAAAATTACAATATCGCTAACAGATACTGAAACTTCACAAATAAAACCTGGACGATATGTTTATGATGTTATATTAACTGCCAATGCAAATGATAAGAAATATAAAGCTGTTGAAGGAATGGCCCTAGTACGAGCAGGAGTAACAAGGTAATGCCAATAGATAGAATAGGTTCTCAAAACGTAATTAGAGTTCTTTCTAATGCTGTAGCACCACCAGCAAGGATTGTAGATTTAACTGATGTTGACACCACATTATTAGAAAATGGTTCAGTTTTAGTTTATGATGCTAGTACTCAAACATTCGTAGTAACTTTAAGTCTTACTCCCACAGAAGAACAAAATTTATTCATAAATGGGGGAGTATTTTAAAAAATGGCTGCCATAATTCAAATTAAAAGAACTTTAGGTTCTTCTTTACCTCAATTATCTCCTGATGGGATTGGGGTTTATCAGGGTGAATTGGTATACGTGTATGATGCCAATGATGTTGGATCTGGAAAAACATTTAAAAAATTATATATTGGAAATCCAAATGGAACTGCTTCACAACCTATAGCAGTTGGGGGAGAATACTACACAGATTTACTTCCAGAAAGTACATTTTATCATGGAATATTGCAGTCAAATAAAGCAATTGTAGTTGATGCCAATAAAAAAATAAATGAGTTAAGAGCTGATAATATTAGAATTGCTGTAGCATCAACTGGAGAAATTGATACTGATTCTGGATACTTAACTTTAGATTCTGCAGGTGGAAAAGTAATCGTTGATGATAACTTAGAAGTATCTCAAAATATTAGTATTGATGGGGGAAACTTAAATGCGACAACAGCATCTTTTAATCTATTAAATTCAACCGTAACATCATTAAATGCTTTTGGTAATGCAACATCTTTATCAATTGGTTCTACGGGGGGAACTACTTTATTAAGAAGTTCTACATTAGTTGGCGAATCAGCAACTCAAAATTTATATAATACTGTAGCTAGCGTAATTAATTTTGGTGGGGGTGCATCAACCATCAATATTGGAAATTCTTCTTCATCATCGTATGTTTCAATTGCTGGCACAAATAATTCTGTAACTCAATATGATGGAGCTTTACGTGTTGCTGGTGGTGTTGGAATTTTAAAAGATGTAAATATTGGTGGACACTTAGATATAATAGGAGATTTATACTCCACAGGAAATACATATTTGGGTGATAATCAAAATCATGCTATTATAATTACTGGAATAACAACTATTACAGGTGAACTTAATGTAGATCAAATTAAAATCGACGGTAATGTAATATCATCGAAATCTTCGTCAAATAATACAATCTATATTGACCCATATCCAAATAGTTTAAGTTCATTAGGAACAGTAATCGTAAAAGGTAATTTGCAGGTTGATGGTCAAACTGTTATTGAAAATTCTTCAACACTTTCAATAAATGACCCAGTAATTGTATTGGGAAATGGTGATTCTGAAAAAATTCTTATGGTTTCAGTTGGAGCTGGGACCACTGAATTAATTTTAGATGATGTTTTAGGAATAAATCAAGATGATGTAATTACTGGATTTAATATTCCCCAAAATACAGTAATACAATCAATTAATCAAGGATTAAATAAAGTAATATTAACAAATGGTGTAGAGGGACCTGTTGGTAGTGGTCAAACAATATTTATTTCTCAATCAAGAGCAGATACTTACGATAGAGGTATAGAATATCAATATATTTCATCGGGAATTGGATCTCAAGCAGTAAAGTCTATTGGATTTTTTGGACCATCTGCAAATGGTGGAAATATATCTACAGAATCAAAATGGACTTTTATTCCAAATGCAATTGGAAATAATAATACATTTACTGGAACAAAAGGATATTTAGATGTTTCTGGAATTTATTATCAACCTATTGGAATTAATTCTTATAGTGGTCCAAATGGAGTTGGATATTTTGATAGTACTGGTCTATTAAAATCATCAACTTCTACAAATAGTGGAGTTAGCACTTCTAACTATATTTTAACGACAAGTTCTAATAATATCCCAATTTGGACCGATACAATTGACGGCGGATCTTATTAATAAATATTTTAAACTGTACCTGATAAATGACAAAACCATCAACCAGGCAAGAATTAATTGATTATTGTTTAAGACGTTTGGGTGCTCCAGTTCTTGAAATTAATGTCGATGATGATCAAATTGATGATCTTGTAGATGATGCTTTACAGTATTTTCAAGAACGTCATTTTGATGGTGTTGAAAGAATGTATTTGAAATATGAAATAACTCAAGAAGACATTGATCGAGGTAGAGGTAAAAAAAATGGCGTTGGTATTGTAACAACTACCGGAACTTCAACAATTAATGGAGTCCAAAAAACTTTCAACTTTCAAGAATCTTCAAATTATATACAGGTTCCAGATGCAGTAATTGGTATCGAAAAAGTATTTAAATTTGATACTAGTTCAATTTCTGCGGGAATGTTTAGTATTAAATATCAATTATTTTTGAATGACTTATATTACTTCAATTCTGTGGAATTATTACAGTATGCTATGGTTAAATCATATTTGGAGGATATAGACTTTTTATTATCTACCGATAAGCAAATAAGATTTAATAAAAGGCAAAATAGGTTATATTTGGATTTAGATTGGACATCACAAAAAGCAGGTAGTTTTATCATTATCGATTGCTATAGAGCATTAGATCCTGTATCATTTAGCAAAGTTTATAATGATTCGTTTTTAAAAAAATATTTAACTTCTTTAATTAAAAGGCAATGGGGTCAAAATCTTATCAAATTTAGAGGAGTAAAACTTCCGGGAGGAGTTGAGTTAAATGGTAGAGAAATTTATGAAGATGCTGAAAAAGAATTAGAACAAATCAAACAATCTATGTCTTTAGAATACGAATTACCTCCTTACGATTTTATTGGATAATGGCACTAAATCCTTTTTTTCAACAAGGTTCTCCTAATGAACAATATCTGGTACAAGATTTGATAAACGAACATATTAGAATGTTCGGTATAGAAGTTTATTATATTCCAAGAAAATTAATAGATGTTGATAATATTTTAAGAGAAGTTAATTCTTCAAAATTTGATGACAATTTTATTATTGAAGCATATCTTAATAACTATGATGGATATGGTGGGCAGGGTGATATTATGACAAAATTTGGTGTTTCTCTAAGAGATGAGGTTGATTTAATTATTTCCAGAGAAAGATTTGAAGAATTTATATCTCCATTTTTAAATGCAAGACTATCAAATACCCAAAATCCTCTTGTAAGTGAAGATTATGATGATGGTGGAGATTTATTTATTTCTTCCAGACCTAAAGAAGGAGATTTGATTTACTTTCCATTGGGCCAAAGATTATTTGAAATTAAGTTTGTAGAACACGAAAATCCATTTTATCAACTTGGTAAAAATTATGTTTATGAATTAAAATGTGAATTGTATGAGTATGAAGATGAAGTTCTTGACACTTCGATTGAAGAAATTGACACTGTTTTAGAAGATGAGGGGCAAATTACTACGCTCCAATTACAATCTTCAGGATCTTCTGCTCAGGCTTTTGCATATTTGGGTAGTGGAATTGTTCAGAAATTGAATATTATTACTGATGGATATGGATATAAAACTGCTCCAGATGTTATTATTTCTCCATCAGATTCTTTTGATGGCACTAATGCAACAGCATTTGCCGAAATATATAGAGGAAGTTTAAAAAATGTATATTTAACTAATACTGGAAGTGGGTACACAAAAGCACCTACAGTGTCAATAGTTGGTGGTGAGGGAAAAAATGCAAAGGTTACGGCATCATTAATAGATGATAATGAATTAATTGGAACCGGAATTAGAAAAATAGAAATTCAAAAATTTGGATCTGGATATGTTTTGCCACCAACAGTAACTATTAGTCCTCCAAATTCATACGGAGCAAAAGGTCTGGTTACAATAAATGGAATAGGATCTATAACTTCTACTCAAATACAAGATTCTGGTCAATTTTATGATCCAAATAAAAATCCAGAAATTTTAATAACTCCAAATACAAATACATCACAAACAGCATCTGCAATTTCAAGAATTGGTGTTGGGGGGTCTATAACATCAATAAACGTAACTAATCCAGGTTTGGGTTATACTCAACCTCCATCTATTATTGTTGGAAATGGATCTGCCCCAATCGGAGGATCATTAGGAATTGTGAGTGCAATTTTGTCACAAACAGATGGGTCTATATTATCCATTTCAGTTATTAATCCTGGATATGGATATACTATTGCACCATTTTTAAATATTAGTCCACCAAAGGAATTTAGAAAGGCATCATTGAAAGCAATTGTTTCTGCTGCAGGAACCATTTCATCAATATCAATTTTAGATCCGGGAATAGGATATACTTCCGTACCAACGATAAGTATTGGAAATAGTATTTCGGATAAAATTGGTTTAGAGCAGGCAACCGCAAAGACAATTATTAATCAAAAGGGAGAAGTTACTGGAATAATAATTACAAATAGTGGAGTTGGATACACATCCAGACCATCAATTTCATTTTCAAATCCACCAACAGTTGGAGTTGGTACATTTTTCTTTAATGAAATAGTTACAGGATCTACAAGCAAATCAAAAGCCAGAGTTAAAGAATGGGATGCTGACACCAAGACATTAAAAATATCGATTATTAGTGGTTCTTTTATAAGTGGCGAATCTATAGTTGGAACATCTTCTTCAGCAAGATATACCTTGAAAAATTATGATTCAAATGATGTCTATGATAAATACTCACAAAATGATGAAATTGAAGAAGAAGCAGATCTTATTGTAGACTTTTCAGAATCAAATCCATTCGGTACATATTAATGTTAGGAACTTACTACTACCACGAAATCATTAGAAAGACTATTGTATCTTTTGGTACAGTATTTAATGATATACATATTAGGCATAAAAATAATCAAGACGATGTAATTAGTGACTTAAAGGTTCCTTTGTCATATGGACCATCTCAAAAATTCTTAGCAAGAATACAGCAGCAAGCAGAATTAAATAAACCAATTCAAATAACTTTACCAAGAATGTCTTTTGAAATGAATAGCATTTCATATGATGCAAGCAGAAAGACTTCAGTAACACAAACATTTAAAGCTTTTGATGGAGAAAATTTAAAAAAAGTTTTTTTACCAGTGCCATACAATATTGGGTTTGAATTAAATATTCTATGTAAATTAAATGATGATGCTTTACAAATAATAGAACAAATTTTACCGTATTTTCAACCATCATTTAATGTAACAGTCGATTTAATAGATTCAATAGGTGAAAAAAAAGATATTCCAATTGTTTTGGATAATATTAGTTTTCAAGATGATTATGAGGGAGACTTTTCTTCCAGAAGAGCATTAATTTACACATTACAATTTACCGCAAAAACTTACTTGTTTGGTCCAATTGCAGAGTCAACTGAAGGACTTATTAAAAAAGTTCAGGTTGATTATTATGCAAATACTGATATTCAAAATTCTAAGAGAGAAATGCGATATACAGTTGTTCCGGATCCAATTGATGCCGAACCAAATGATGATTTTGGATTCAATGAAACTATTGAAATATTTGATGATGCTAAAACTTATAGCCCAGTACAACAATCTGATGTTTAATAATTTATGTCAAAATCTTTTGATTCCATAGATAAAACTTTGAATATTTCATCAGAAATTGTTCAAGTCGAACCTTGCGATAAAACCGAACAAATATCTAAGTTTTCGGAGGATATAAAAAAAGACTACGAATATACTCGTGCAAACTTATATTCATTAATTGAAAAAGGACAAGAAGCAATTAATGGAATTATGGAACTTGCTGGGGAGGGAGGTAGTCCAAGAGCATATGAAGTTGCGGGTCAACTTATTAAGAATGTGGCAGATACAACTGATAAGTTAATAGACTTACAAAAAAAATTAAAAGATGTTGAAGAAAATTCCCCCAAAACCACAAACAATGTTACAAACAATGCTGTTTTTGTAGGTTCAACATCAGATTTGTCAAAATTATTAAAACAAGGTTTTCTAAATAATAAAGAATAATATTTTTTTCAATGAGTTGGTCTGACAAATATAAAAGATCAATAAATTGCAACTCTCCTAAAGGGTTCTCTCAACGTGCTCATTGTGATGCTCGTACAAAAAGGGCAAAAAATGAAGAAACAAAATCCAAATCACCCTTTAATGAAATGCATAAGGTAAAATCACACAAATCAGTTGAACAAATTGCAAAGAAGCATCGTCTTGAAGTTTCTTTTGTAAGGAGACAACTTGAGATGGGAATTCCTATTGAGCACGAACATACAAAAGATAAAGATCTTGCAACAGATATTGCTCTTCAGCATCTTGAAGAAATTCCAGATTATTATACTCGTTTAAAAAAGATGGAAGCAGACGCCAAAAAGCACCATAAAAAGTTTAAAGATGTG